TTGACAACATGCTTTTTTAGCAGGGCAACAAGATGCCATCAATACCACGAACACACCAAATAAAAACAATCTCATTTTCAAGTAATTTAAAGTTTATTTTGTAACCAGAGCTTCAATCTTTGATTTGACAATCTCCGTCATATCATAAGTATTTACACCTGTAGTAATTATCGAATCAACTAACTTATCATAAGGAATATGAATAAGAAAATCAACCCCATTGAAAAACGTTAACGATTCTTTAAGTTCTAAAGCTCCGTGAACCATTTTAAGGAATAACTTAAATTGAACATCGTTGATGAAACTCTCATTCAAAAGTGTTCCAAATTTTTCATTTACGATTTTGATGTTATAAGCAGTTGTGTTCATTTGTTTGGATTTTAGCGTCAATAATTTAATAACCAAAAATAACTGATAAAAGTTCAAAAGATATTACCATATTTTAGCAACAACCGAATCAACCAATTTAATCAAATTATTTATATTTTTCTCTTTATCAATTGTGTTTGATACATAAGAAACAAATTCATGCCCTAAATCAAATTTATTCATAACAAATTTAAATTCTCCATCAGGATTCATTATGTATAAATCAGCATCAGCAGCACCATTCTCTAGTCGATAAACTAATTTAAACTTTTTTGAATTAAATTCAAAGATTCTTGAATATCTTGTATGACTACCAATAGTTTTTGTTTCGTGAATCGCATTTAAGGTTTCAATTGAATTTGTCTTTTTCATAAATGTTAATTTGATTATGAATTAGTAACTAATATTTGTGATATTCTTTTCATTAAAATTGGAAGCGAACTCCATAGCGTCTTCTAAAGTATTCCAACGTGTGTCAGTCCACAAAGAGTTCCAAGTTGCTTTATCTTTTTTTCTTGTTGCCAAAATGTACCAACCTATACCATATTTTTGAATTTGAAGTTGAAATCCACCCTTTCTACAAACCCAGATTACTTCAGGTCTAATAAAACTTCTTTCAATTTTTTGAGTGAATGTTGTCTTGTTGAATACTTTCTTTTCCATATTTTGTGATTTGATATATAAACCGAGTAATCCAATTAAAAGTTCCCAATAAATTATTTTGATGCACAAGTAGGACCTAAACCTCTACCAATACTATTAGCATCAGTAAGAGGTTTTCCACAACGTAAACAACCCCCAGTGTGTGTGATTTCTACATTTTGATCCAAGAGTGTAAAGTTACCTTCCTCCACTTTACGAAGAACCCAGGAAATAGCAATTGCTGATGGTGTATTAATCACAACACCTTTGTTGTAGATTTTACCATTGAAATAAGTACCAATACGTTTGAAGTTCAAATATCCAGTCTCAACACTTATGTGAGTATACCATTTGTCATTGAACTTAGACCTGGTGATGGTATAAGTATAGTCTTTTCCAGTAGCCAAAGACTTAATAACAAATGAAGCACCATTGTTGTTTTTCTCCGCCTTAATGACAGAATTAAGAGTTGTTGATGAAATTACGTGTTTGTCCATTTTTGTAAGTCTCGGTTTAAATCTCGTTCTTTAATTGTATTTCTTTTATCCCTTTCCTTTTTTCCTTGTACTAAAACAATCTCAACCTTAACTAAGTTCCGTTCATTGAAATAAATTTTGATTGGCACGATTGTTAAACCATTTATCAATTTTGATTTCAATCGGTTCAGTTGTGATTTCTTTAATAACAATTTTCTTTCCCTCTTTGGTTCCCCGATTGGTAAAGATATTGAAATATTTTTAACAAACAACTCATTGTTATTAAAATAACAATATGTGTCAGTCAAATTACAATGTCCGTTGTGGATTGCTTTGACTTCATTTCCAGTTAATACAATACCAGCCTCGTATGTTTCGAGGATTGTGTATTCAAACCTAACCTTTTTGTTCTCAATTATTTTTTTCATATTAAAGATCATCTCTGCACCATATGGGAGTTTTCTCTCCCATATAAGCACCAGCAACATTAAAATCAAAATATTCAACAGCATCTTCTTCTGACATATCCCTTGATAGAATCTCGATACATTTGGAGATTGAATATATTAATCTCATTGAATGTTCATCAATTCCGATTATTGCTTCATCGAATCCATCAGCTTTCAAGATTTCATCTTCCGGAAACCATTCCAATATCTTATCAATCATAATCTTCCTCCTCATCATCATTAAATTCAACTTCCCAATTGGCTTCAAAATATTTGTCATTAACATATGACTCCAATTGTTCAGCAAATTCCAAATATTTTTTTCTTAACTCATGGAATTTTTCATCCTCTATTTCTTCAAAATCTGAGTAATGTTTGAAACAATAGTGGAATCCCTCATCTCTCATTTTGGCGTGGAGAAATGTCCAGTTTTCTGCTTCGTGTGCTTTCATAATTTTATTTGATTTTATATTATAATCACAAAGGTAGGAAATAAGTTTCAATAAAACAAAAAACCCCAATAAATTTCTACATTTATTGAGGTTTTAATATATAGTGACCAACATAAAGAAAGGGAGTTGGGGGTTGTGATTATAAATATATCTAAATTTTCAAAAAATCTTATTTATGATAAAAAAAAGTTGTTTTTCTACATTATCAGGTAAGTTTTTTTTATTAAACCATCCACATTCATCATGCTCATCTCCATCTATGGCTTCATCCAAATCGATATCGACCTTTCTTGGAATCTCATACATAAATAAATAGTATTTCATTCTTCCCCCACCATTCAGTGTTGCAATATAGTCCAATTTATCAATAATCTGTAATCCTGTTTCTTCTCTAAACTCTCTGATAGCACCCTCTTCAATCTTCTCACCTTTTTCTAAATGTCCACCAGGTACAGACCATACACCAGGTAAACTACTTGTCTGACTACGTTTACACAATAAGCATTGATTTTTATATTTCAATAAAATTCCTGCACAATTTCCCATAATGAATTATTATTATATTTATAAGTATGAAGTTAGGTATAAATAATCACAAATTCAAGGTAAAAGTCCAAACATCATCCAAAGAAACTCAAGAAGGAATGATGAACAAAAAGTTCGATAAATCATTCAATGGAATGTTATTTGTCATGAAGAATCAGGAAAATTGTTTCTGGATGAAAAATTGCATAATATCGTTAGATATGATTTTTATTGATGGAGATAAGATAACTAAGATTCACCATAATTGTCCTCCATGTAAAGATGATCAATGTGAAAGTTATTGTGGTGATGGTGGATATATACTGGAACTTAAAGGTGGAACTTGCAAGAAACTGGGAATAAAAAAAGGGGATGTTGTTACATTCCCCCTTTAATATTATCTTAATACTTTTTTTATTATATTTCTAAAATAATTCTCACTTACATTCTCACCTTTTTCTACCCTAATTCTTTCTCTTAAGATTTCAATAAACTCATCTTTAATTTTATTTATAAACTCAGTTGTTTTGTAAGGTCCGAAACCACCACCTAATGCTGAAGCTTGAAAGTTTGTAATACATTTATGTCCTCCACTATTATTCTTAATTACATCATAGGCTGTAGTGTATATTGAATCTAATACAGATAATTCAAACTCAGATAAATATATAAATGGTTTATCCATTATTTTACTTACAATTTTTTTCCATTCTTGTAAACCTTTTTCATAGTCAGGATATTTCTTAGACAAGAAATTCTCAAATTTTCTTGGTATTTCGTTATATCCTTCAAGAGTATTTCCATAAAAAGAAACTAAATCTTTCAATGTAAATCCAACACTTTCACCAGGAACAAATCTTTTACTAGTTTCAGCAACTCTTTTTAATTTAGATGCTGTTATTTTAATGTCGTTTAATTCTGGTTTGTGTTTTTCAATAATACCTTTGTTTATTTCACCCAAATCAATACCTTTCAATCCTCTTGATTCTTTATATGGATTACAAGATACTTGTAGTAATCCAACATTTCCCCATGTTACTACTTGAAAATCAGCATCTGGGTATAATTCAAAAGCAACATATCTGTCATATGAACCTGTTTTTGACATACTTCCCCCACCATCTTTAATTATAATACCATCTTCGTATTTAATTAATTGACCTTCTTTTCCCCTTATTTGTTCAATATAATCCTCACCATGTTTCTGTAATTGTTGTTGTATTTTTTCTATTTTAGCCGGTGTATCTAATTCTGATTCTAACTCATTTTTAAGTATTTTAACCATTTCCTTCATTGCCCCTTCTTCAATAATCAACCTTATTAAGGTGTTATATATATTTTTTAAAGAAGGTTCACAAACAAGTACTAGTTTTTCTAAAATATTTTCACCACTTTTAATCTTTTTACTTTTGAATGCCAATACAATTTTATTAGTCACCAATCCCATTACGATATTATTTTTTTCAGCACCTAGTGTTTTATCAACTTTGAAGATATAGTTCATTACTTCTTTTACTGAAATTCCTAGAGCTCTAAAGTTTGCTGAATCAACCGTTGATATAATTTTAACATCTAGTGGTGTGAATAAGTCGGTTGGAGAAATGATACCAGAAATGGTTTCGACATTAGACCTAGCGTGTCTGAAACTTGTTGAGGTGTCTTTCTCAACACCTGATTGTGTATCGTGGTGATCGGTATGAATAACAAACATTGGTTTACCGTGAGCAAAGTCAACTAACACAGGCATTATATTTCCACTTGCGTCTGGTTTTTTTACCGCCCATTCGTCACCACCATATTGGATAACCTCAGCATCAACCACTTTAATACCATTGTTCTCCAAATATTTTTTCATAGCTATTGCCGATGTAACACCGTCAAGTCAAAGGTCCTGATGAAAGTAGATCTTCGCTTTTTTGTAGCGAAGTGCAAGAGAATTAATATCTCTTATTCCACTTTCAATCAGGACCATTTTGGTTTTAATTGTATTCATTTATTTTTTTTATTAATAAATATTCAGTTTTATTAATTAATTCATCATAAGTTATAGAACATTTTTGTTGTTTAGAACAATTTTCATTTTCAGTAATAACTTCTAAATTTTCTTTAGCACTAATAATTTGTGGTGGGATGTTTTTTTTGAAACCCTCACTAATACTAAACTTATGATCAACATGATACTTTCCTCTACCAACTGGTAAATTATTTGGGTTTATTTTATCTTTGTGTATCTTGTACTCCCTCGCAGTTAATGCTCTAACCATTTTATCATATTGTTTCCACTTTTTTATTTCATCATCACTTAAATTAAGTTGAATTGATTCATAAAAACATTTTTCACATCTAAACTTTTTTATTTTACGAACAAAATTAGAGTATGTCTTTTCTGATATATGGTTGTTTACGCATTGTACTTTAATTTTACTATATTTTCCTTTCAATTCTAAAACATCTAATAATTGAAAGTTATTTTCATTTACAACTTTTTCTAAATATGATTCGTTGATAATGACTTGGTTTTTTTTGGTTTTTACATCATCTTTAGTGGATGGATTTTTATCACCCTTCCATTTTTCAGAAAACATTTGTTTCATTTTTCCAAGTTTTTCTTTATCGAAAAAATCACTCCATTTCCTATTGTCACCATATCTCCCATTACCTTCACCAGTTAATTGACAAGGACGACATATTTGTGTTTCAAAGGACATTTTAGGTTTTGTTAAATGTCCCGCATTAATTGAGTGTAATTCGTTTGGTGTTTTACAAGTGGGATTATCACAAGTCCAAATAACTTTACAGGCGGTTGTACCTTTAACATTTGTTAAGTTATTAATTTCCAACAAATCATAGTGATTGACTATTGATTTATTATAAATGGGTTTCCAAATAGATTTAATCATATTACTATATTTTATTATAAATATGTTGTTTTATGAAAAAAACCATCTAAATCATTATGGAAGTAATATTTTTTAACAAACAAAAAAGGAGCTTATTCAGCTCCTTCTTCAAATTCAAATTTCATTTGTCTTCGTTGTTCCCAAAATGCTTTGACTCTATCCAAACCTATCTTCGTGTAGTTCGGACTTAGTTCTATTCCAATCCATCTTCTATCTAATATTTCAGCGGCAACCATTGTTGTTGCACTTCCACAGAAAGGATCTAAAACAATATCATTTTTATATGTCAAAATCTTTATTGCTTTCATTGGTATATCAGTACTGAAGGTGGCTTTCGTTAATGATTTGGTATCGGCAAAATAATTCCATTGTCCGAACACCAATTCCATAAACTCTTTTTTATCATCATCCGAATAAACCATTTTGGTTTTACCATCTTCTTTTACCGTTGGTTCACCCTTCCATTGTGGCTCACCTTTTACTTTCTTGATATGGTGTTTCTTATATGCCAGTATTACACATTCTTTTGGGTTGTATATGTAGGGCGAACTGGGGGACATCCAAGAACCCCAAGCAGTTGTTTTACTTCTGTGTGGGGATTGTTCTTCCAAATCAACAATACCAAAGAATTTGAATCCAATTTCTTTCATCACCTGATATACCTCTGATACAAAAAATATCCTACCACCTTTTGCTTGTCTATTAATTTCATAGGGGATGTTCAATGCGATTCTACCGTCATCTTTTAATAACCTATACACTTCTGTCAACCATTTTCTTGAGAACTCCAAATATTCACTTATTTCCATATCATCGTCATGAACATCATATGCGATGTTAACGCCATAGGGTGGTGATGTGCAAACCAAATCAACACTATTTTCAGGCATAGTCGCCATTACTTCAATACAATCACCATTGATGATTTTATTGACAAATTTGTCTATATTATTTTCCATTATTTGATTTTATATAATTGTAGGCATTTTTTCTGAGATAACAAAATAATTTTACTTCTCACCAGGATTTAATAATCCTTTGCCGTATTTTTCCATCCTGTCGTAATATCTCAGTTTAACTCTTTCAGAGATTGGAATAGCACTACCTTCTTCGTCAATTCTTACAAACTTAATGTTTGTTGAAACTACTACTTCTTGAACACCAGTATATACATTATGTTTTCTAACCTCCATGTATAATGTAATTGAAGATTTACCAAAATCCTTAACTGTTGCATAGAATTTAATTATATTACCTACCTTTACAGGGTTCTTGAATAACAATTCGTCAATCTTGATTGTTACCATTCTTGGGGTGTCACATATTTGAGCGGCATATGCACCTGCACTCTGATCGATTAATCCTAATATTGTTCCACCAAATATATTATCGTGAACACCATTGTCTGATGTCTTACAAATGTATGTTGTTACTAATTCCATATTTTATTCAAAATCTTCAATTTTAGCGTATACTTGTTTTAATTCAGTCCAATTACCTTTGTAAGTTGTTGCTCTTACAGGTCTATTGTCAATCCAATGATATATCTGTCCATCTTTACATCTTGGTTTATCCATTATCAATCCATGGAATTTGAACCCTTTCAATCTTAACCAATCTTCAGTAACACTTCTATCTTTACTCTCTCTGGCTGTGAAGAATGTTATAATATTTCCCTCATCATACCACTTATTAAGTATCTGTCTACTGTCTTCAAAGTGTAAAGCAAATGGGAATAAGTGCGAATCTTCATTTTTAATGTCTTCACAGATTGTTCCGTCAATATCAATTAAATAAACTTTATTCATTTATTTTCTAATTGGTTAATGTGGTGTTGAAGATACCATAAAGCTTTTTTAAGGTCTTCTAATTCTTTTGATGGGTCTTTTTTACCCGCTCTGCTAATATATTTTACAGTGTTGCCCAAAGCAAATCCAAGTTCCCAGGCATCAATCACTTTTATGGCTTCGTAAACATTTGATTCTCCACCATAATGACTAGGGTGATTGACACTTTCTTTCTTTTCCCAAGTTTTAATTACGGTCTCCATTTGATATCTTCTTTTTTAGGTTTATTCATATTTTTACCCATCTTTTCATAATCCTGTAGTAGTTGTTCCACAGTATTGTCCAACAGATTATTTCCTTTTTCTTTTTCGGACTGATAATAAGGTAAGGACACAACTTTTGTTTCCTTCCATCCATTTGTGTTTGTAAGTGTGATTCTGATTTTTAGTGATTCCATATGTTGTTAAGTTTTATTAAATAAAAAAAGGTTCTAACCATAGTCAGAACCTTTCTTATTTTGAATTTAATATCTTATAAACCAGATAGTTGATTCGCTTGTTCTGTCCATGTCCAATTGAATGTTGATTTGTTTGCACCTACTGTTCTATTTGTTACATCAACAGCGTAAACGTCAGTTCCATTTCTAAACACACTAGTCAAAGTTACATTCGTATTAAGTATAATCTGTAAATTTGAAAAAGTCAAAACACCACTAGTTAAATTATCAGTCGAACATGTAGAATTTGTTGGATTTGATATTGATAAGTCACCTCTACCATTAACAGCTGGATCCGGAAAATCAAAGAAGAATATGTTTTCAAATCTACCTCTTGGGCATGATCTAAAATCACCTAACTCAGCTTCTGAACTTCCTTTAACTGAACCATTTCTTAATGTATGTGATGCTAAATATGTTCCTTCAGGTCCATCAATTTCCAATGCGTGATCTGTTGCGTTTCCACATATTACAATGAAATTATTCAATGTTCCACCCCAAGATTGATCAGTATCAATAGCATCATCACCAGCAAACCATACAATAAGATTAGTCATATTGACTGTTCCACCAAAGAATTCAACACCATCGTCTTGATTTCCAACAATCTCAATATTTTCAACAACTGTTCCTGAACCAACACCACCCAATGTTAAACCATTAATTTCATTACCATTACCAATATTTGCTCCACCATGTCTGATTGATACATAACGAAGTATACCGGAATTATCTGTTGGGTTATTTCCACCATATAAACCATTTGCATCCGTTGTTGGGATTCCTTCAATTTGGATTTCATTTGCAGATGCTGATATTGGAGAATTACCCAATATTATTAACCCACCCCATAGACCTTGAGATGCTGGATCTAAATTTGGTGATACAAAATTACCAAGTTTAACCTGTTCTGGCGTAATTTCATCAGCAACTGATGTGAATATGATTGGTAGGTTAGATGTTCCGTCAGCGATGATTTTACCACCTCTTGCAATCAATAATGCAGTTGCATTTGAACCTGTTCCGGCTTGTCCTTTGATAATTGTTCCTGGCTCGATTGTGAGAGTTACACCATTAACTACTGTAATTCTCCCAGCCAATTCATATACATTATCTGATGTCCATGTTGTATTTGAGATTATGTTTGATATAACCACAACATTAGTTGTTTGCCCAACACAAGTTCCATCAACACATACTTGTCCATTTGGACAAACTATGTCAGCACAAGCATCTTTTTGTTTACATGATTGTAAAAATGCAATCATCACAAATAATAAAATAAAAAGTTTTTTCATAGATTTTAATTATTTAAGTTTATTCACATAATAATTAAATCTATGTGTCAATAAAATCCAAAAAGTCATATTACCTTATTGTTAAGTTTTTGGATTGGTATAGATAAGACATCACTTTCCTCTTGATTAAAGGATATAATGTCTCTTCAAATGGGACTTCTTTACCACAATGAATATGGAATGTGGGTAATTCATTATTTGTTGATATGAGATGAGTGAAGAAATCTGGTTCTGTTTTTTCAACAAATTTGGTTATGTTATTCCCCTTATTTTTTCTAATATTGTACTCCCAAATCCTGATATTTTTGTTAGATTTGGTATAGAAATAACCTTTCTTTGATGAGAGAAAATCTTCATTTAATATTGATATAACTTCGATTGAGTCGTATACCACAGTCCAAATCGATTTGATTATATTGAAGTAATCCTGAAGTTTTGCTTCACTGTATTTAAGGATTTTATTTAATTCCACTATTTCATTTTCATTTAATAGTGGAATGTATTTTGTTTTCAAATCGGTGTAAGTTAACTCATCATCAATTGATTTGAGTTTCTTATCTATGTATATAATTTTTCCATGTTTAATTATGTTTTGGATATTTGCTAAATGAAGCGTTATTTCCGTGAACATCGGATAAACTTTCATTTCTTCTAGTTGTGGATTTAATTTTTGAAAATATCCTAAAAGAACATATTGTTTTTGTTCAGCGTCAATAACTCCTTGGAATAACCAATCTGTGTCCATCAAAAACTTTAATTTTTTCATATATCCAAATATAATCAAAGTTTTGATTAAAATAAATTAATTTGTTCTCACAATAATGAAACTATAACTTTGTCCATCCGCAGTTTTAACCGTTTGTTCATCATAACTTCCATCATAACTCGCTAAAACTCCTACACCATCACTATCAACAATATCTCTAGCGACACCTTTAATATCAACATAATATCTAATATCATAATCCATTTCTTTTAACCATTGTATTGGTTCTCGTCTTCTAACATAATAATCAACTTTCTCCTCAATCATTTCATCAGTTGGTTCTGTATCAGGTTCAATACTATCAAGTTCCTCTTGAGCCTTCTCAATATTATTTTCTATTTCTTCAATTTCATGCTCCAAATTCGCTTTCTCATCTTCGTTTTCAATACTTTCCAATTCTTCTTCTTTTTCAGTCTTCAAATCTTCCATCTCGTTGATGTAATTCTCAAGTTGTTCTTTTCTTTCCTCTTGTTCAGTTGTTAATTCAAAATCATCAGAATCAAAATAAGATTCAGGACTTTCACGGATATCATCTTCATAAAATCGCCTCATTTCATTTCTTACTTGATCTCTATCAATATTATCATTTATTAACCAATCAGATAATCCTTCAAGTCCCACATCATCCAATAATTGTTCTTGATTTTCAATGGCAGCATCATACATATCAGTTTCATCACCAACCATATATTCTTGATTTCTTAATCCAATAACCTCAAAATTATATAAAGTTCCGTATGAACGATATCGTTGAGGTATGATATAATATACATCAGCATAATTATCTTGTAACTCTTCTATTTCGCTTTCTAAATCACTGATTTCATCAAATAATGGTGATATTTCTTCAGGTTCTAATATTCCTTCAGAATCTTCATATCTTTCTTGTAATTCTTTTAATCTTTGTATTTTGGCGTTAAGTTCATTTCTTTTGTCTTCATCCATCTCATCCAATTTACCATCAGATACCAATTGTTGGAATAAAGCATTTGCAGCTAATCCCTCTTCATCAATATTTGGATTATCCAAACCCCATTCATTATCTTCTCTTCTTGATTCAGCATCGGCCAGTTTAGCTAATTCTTCCTTTCTGATTCTAATTCTTTCCATTTCAGAACCATAATCACTAACACTACCTTTTACTTCGGTATTACCAAGACTAGCAATATTAGTATGACTAATATTAAGATTTCCATCAATATATGCAACATTTCCTAACTTGGATAAATCTTTCATTCCACTTAAATTCAAATTACCAGTTATATATAATGGTTTACCTTTGAACTTTTTAATCATTGTTGCCTTTGGGTTATATGAAGCGGAGGTTATCAAATCGACATATTGTTCAGGTGTAATTCTATAATACTCATCATCCTCATTTTGTTCCTTTAGTAACTTCACCAAGGATTTCAATTGTGTTTCACTTAATATTATTTTTCTCATTAAAAAAGTATTTTGTTTTAATTTACATATAATAAATATATCCACAATTAGATATTTATGTTTATGAATATTGGGATATATAAAATACAAAATATAATAAACAATAAAGTTTATATTGGTAGCTCAATTAATCTAAATAGTCGTAAGTATAAACACTTTTGGATGTTAAAAAGGGGTTCCCACGATAACTTATATCTTCAAAAATCTTACAATAAAAATGGTGAAGAAAATTTCACATTTGATGTGATAGAATTTTGTGATGAAAAGGATTTAGTTATACGCGAAAACTATTATATTAATTATTATAAATCAAATGAAATGGATTATGGATATAATTTAGCATTAGTTAATGATTCCAGAAGAAATTTACTGAATGATGAAGTAAAACTAAAACTTTCAAAACATAATCAGAAAAAAAACAATAACTTTAATAAATTTTATTTGAAGAATATTGCAACAAATGAGATATTTATATTTGAGACACTAATTGATGCTTCTAACTATCTGATATCAAATGGTTTTGCAAAAGGAAAACCAAGGAATGTTAGATCAACAATTTCAAATTGTCTAAGAAAAGTTAAAGTGAATAATGGACACAAGGGTTCTATAAGGAAAACATGTTACAAACACTTTTTCGACATAATAAACTAAAAAAAAAAACAAATTAATTATGGCAGGATGCGGATGCAAAAACAAACAAAATCAACCAGCCCCTTCAACTCCAGCGAATCAATCTCAGCCAAACACTCAGAATTCGCAAACTAACACAATTCAGGAGTCAATCAAGAAAGTCGTTGAGAAATATTATCAGAAAAAATAATATTTTTTGATGGGGAGGTAAAATGAAGGGGACAATTTGTCCCTTTTTTTATTTATAATGTGAATTATTTTTTGTAACCTTATATAAAAAAATATGAAATACATTAATAAATTTTCAAAAGAGGGATTTGTAAATCTATTCGCAGATTACATTGTTAATCAGATAAATCCCCAACACAAAACAAGAATACAAGTCATTGATTTCAAATCATTCTTGGTTGTATATGGTTCAACTTCATCTGATGAAGTTTTAGACTTAAATAAAATCCGTGATTCTTTTGTTGAATCAAATAAAACATTGGTTGATTTTCTTAATCTGAAACATATCAACATAATTGACTTAATTGATTATAGAGAACCTCTATCACCAAATGAATATTATTTCACATATTATAAAAGTGAAAGGCCCATATTCCACCAAAAAGTAATTGATGAAGTTAATAAAACTTCAAATGAGTATAACAAAGAGTTCTTAAATAATATAAATTACACTGATAGAATTGAATTGGAATTCTATTCTCCATTCTTACCTGACAAACTTAATATTTTCAATTCTACAAACTTCATGTCAGTGTCCTCATCTTTCCCTTATGGTTATAGTTTAAATCTTGGTAGGAGAGAATTTTATTATGGGGAGTATGTTTGTAATCACTTATTCGATATGTTGGTTACAGACAAGATTATGTTCAAATATAGTACTGAAACAATCAACGATGACTTGAATATTGAAATAATATGTGATTCCATTTATATGGATAATGATATTAAATCATTGGTGTTGGATGTTTTTGATTTTAATTTAAACAAATTTGAGAAGGACTATCTGTTCGATTATATTATTGATAATGATATTATCAACCAATTCGAAATTAAGCCTTGGTTAATGAAGGATAGATTAAGAGAGTTAATTATGTTCTAAATTAAAAATCCCCACCTTTTACAGATGGGGATTTTTTATAGTACAAATTTTTTGATAATTTCTAGTCCTTCATTCAATTCATCAAAATCCAATTCAGGTGCGTACAATTTTGGTATCGGCTCATCTGATTCACTTTCATCCACCAACATAAATGCAGGAACATAATCCTTACCAGTAATTTCAACAAACATATCAAATTCCTCTTCAAATTCATCGATATCTCTATCATAGAATTTGATGTTATGTTCTTTTAACATCTCTTTGAATTCAACACAATGAGGACATCCCTTCATTGTATATAGTATGACTAATTTGTTATCCATTGATTATACTTTTGATTACTGATTTTAATTCATTCTCTGATAACATACCAGGTTTTGAAAATATTTCTCCTCCATTATTAAATGCCTTTGTTGTTGGTACAGCTCTTACACCTAGTTGCATTGCCAAGTCTTGGTTCTGTTCAACATCCATTATATACATTGGGATTTCAGATGATTCAGATAGTTTTTGATAGGTGGGTTTGTACATCTTACATGGTCCGCACCAAACGGCCGTGAAGGCAACCATAACTTGTTCCCCACCATCAATTTTTGATTTTAATTGTTCACTTGTAATTTCCATTATTTGTTTAATTTTATAAGATTATGTAATGTAAACTCGGCAACATTTAATCTATCTGCCGTAGTTAAAATAAATATATCCACACCTTCTTTTATGTAAAGAAGAATACCACTTGAATCATATTCAACCAATCTATCTGTTTCAACAATTTTATTATCAATAACTTCTTTATCAACATAAATCAAATAAGATTTACTCAGAAACTTTTCAATCTTTTCTTTATCAATTTTTTCATTTTTGAAAAATAATACAGATGGTTCTACTTTATATCTTTCTTTGAATATTCTATATATTCTATCATCAAAATGGTGTGTCATTAACTTCAATTGTATTAAATATAGGTTTATAAATTTCTATTGAATTATCATCAAACCTTAATGTTTTATGTGTTTTCTTACCTCGTTGTCCTGGCATCATATATATTTCTTTAAGTTCATCAAAGATTATTCTACCTTCAGCTTTCATTCCCTTGTATTCAACAGAATAAGTTGGTAATTCAAAAATATCATTATTTAGTAAATAGTTAATCCTATCATCCATTATCTTTAAACAACCATTCCAACTATCATCTAGTCTCTTATTGAATCTACCCAAACTTTGAACTCTGATTAATTCAATATCATCATCACTACCCACTATTTTGTACTCCACAGAAGCTCTTTCATCACCATTGACATCACCAACCCTAATTGAGATAATAATTGATTCTGGGCGATTATTGTAGTTTCTGACACAATTTGATTGGACAATACTTTCCAATGAATAATCCTGAAATGTTTTCAGTAACACTGGATAATAATTATCAATTGGTTCTTCAATTATATCTTTGATTCTTTCATTATAAAACCTTTCATATCTTGGGTCTTTGAACTTGGATACTTTTTCACTCCATGCAAAATGTTCTGAATTAAATTCAACATATGTTCTTGATTTCCAAGTTACTGGTTCAAATGTATTCAACTTTTCTTTAAAATCCAAGTGATCCAAAAATGTATTACGATTGATTGAATTACCTATCACCAACTTGAATATCTCAAAACAATTATTCCGTTCATTCTTAGTAAAGTTTATTAATCTATTATAACCTAATGTTAATACATAATCAGTATTCATTATTGATGGGGCTTCTATAATATTCTTAATTAATTCATCACTTTGACTTAAAATAAATTCTTCCCCAAAAAAAACCAATGCGAATGACAAATTACAAATACCTTTATTTGTACTCACCGTATGTAATACTCTTTTAATCTTATCACCACTCAATCCATTCAAATTCATATAAGCATCAATGAATTTGAATTTATTTTTTCTATATAACTTTTTGGTTATTTGGGGAAACTCTGGTTTAAACACATCCCAATTGTTTGGTAGTTTGACACCCATACCATCCAAATAGTGTTTATATAATCTAATATCGTGATTAGTTATTGATGAATCTATATTTGGAATTCCTTTTAGGAAAAGATTAAAACATTTGTTAATTTCGGTTGTGTTAAAATCAACCTCTTCAAAACTTTGTCCAATGGTTTTTACATAACCAAAAACAACTTTTGATAGGGTAGTTAATGGATTTAAATACCAAGCGTTCTTCTGAAGCATATTATACTTCTTTTTCCGATTGATACTACAATTCCCTGTGTATAATTCATTGGTCTTATGATTATAAGTTATAAATCTTACAAATAGATTTTTGACAAAATATCTTTTACCTACAACCCTATGGTTACTATAAAAATAAAACTTTATGGATGATTTTTCTTCTGACTTTTCAACCTTTAATCTATATTTATCGTGTCTACAATCACAATTTACATTCCCATAGTTTGACACAAATGATTTTTGGTCAGTAAGTGTTTCGACCAAATTGTTAATTGGTATAGTAACTTCTTTTACATCAAAAAAGAATGTTCCAGGTATGGAGTGTAGGTCAGGTCTTTGGTCAATATCACAATATTCGGAATACCTTTTTGTTTGATATCGTTCAACTTTGAATTCATAGATTAAATCCATTTCATATATATTTGAATATATGGATAATAAAAAAGGGGGAGAAAATCAAGTTTCATCCCCCTTTTATTTTTAATAGACAAGAGTGTCGGCAAGTTCCCAAAGTTTGGTGTTCATGGTGTTGGTCGCCATAATGTTTTTGATACCTTTGAGAGAGGTTTTCTTACCAGTCTGAGTTCTGTACTCAAGTCCACCTTTTACGAACTTCTCTTGTACAATGTTGAAGGTAGTCCAAAGGTTGTCATCATTGTCACCTGATCTTTGTGGGGTAATCAACTCCTCATAATTCACGAATGGAACTGAACCCATTCCCCACTTGATGATTGATGCGTCCTTTGCAAACTGAATCTTCTCACCTTCAGTCAACATTCTGTCCATCATTTTATCGACTGAGTTTTGGATGAGTGGAAGTTTCTTGGAGAAACTCTCAGTAAGTTTCTTAACTTCCTCACTGTCAAATCCCATATGACGGATATTGAATTGCTCGGCTGTTGCTGTTGGTACTGTTAGTCCGTTAGAACAAACCAATCTGAAGAGTCCAGCACCTACATTCAGAGTTGTCATACCATTGTGGCTGTTACGGATTATGGCTTCAACCAAGGTGTCACCAACTTTTGGTAGTTCTCCGTTTCTGAACCTCAACTCGTGAGTACCATACAAACCCTTACCATTTTGTTTAACTGAGGATAGTTCCCATCCTTGGTTGATAAAGTTTTCCAAGATATCCACAGTTGGTACAAAGGTGTATCTGTTGGACATTTTAGGATCTGCTGAAGTTGCGAATACTGCTGGAGCAATAGATTTGATTTCTTGGATTGTCATATGAGATATATTTTTTATTGGTGGATAATTTGATGTCACAAAATTACATTAGGATTTTTTAATTTCCAAATCTAATTGGATATTTTTTTTCATCATTTTGTAATCAATTATATAAACCTAAAGTTGGGGTGGAAAGTTCCTCGGACTTGTATTTTTTTATCGAGCTATGAAATTTTTTTTGAATTCATCTAAAGTCATAGAATAAAGTAATTCATAACAAGTAACCATTCTAGTACTGAAACTTATTTCATTGGTAAGAAATGTCACAACATCCCCTTTCTTAACTTTTCTACCTTGGACACCCCCACCTAACTTGAAGGTGTAAAGAAAGTTTGTATCTTGAATAGCTTCGAATTTTTGTCCTTTAGTCATATCAGATATATTTTTTATTGGTGAATAATCAACTTACAATACTATAAACCTAAGATTGGGGTGGAAAGTTCCTAAGATTTATATTTTTTTAAAAATTGGTTTTGAATTTTAAATTCAGTTCGTCAAATAGTACATTGATTTCATCAATCCTTTCTTGATAGTAATCTTTCAAAATTAAACCTTCGGTTTGCTCCATTTCTTTAACGAAATGGTTTCTGAGAGTAAGTGTATGTGCAGTCAAGAGAACAAATTGTTCCTCAGTTAATTTAAAATTTTTCATAATGATGGATTTTAATATTGAATAATCAACTTACAATACTATAAACCAATGTCACCCCCCAGTTAGTTCCAAGATGTTCAAAAATTTTTTAATTTAGTGAAAATAAACCATACTTGGTTTCAATGAACACACCATCCAAGGTTAATATTCCTTTTGGATTTTTCTTAATACTCACAACAACATCAATTAATTGAGATCTTGTTGGTATAAGTTCATTACCGGCTTCAAGGTTTTTATAACACACCTCTCTAACCTTCTCAAAAAAAACTTCTTTGAGGTCTTCCCCAATTAATTCCATTAATTCGTTGGGGTTTTTCTCAAAGAAGTTTATAAAGTTCTTAATGTATATCTCAACATCAATGTTCATATTAGTTATTTTTTTTATTGTACGTAATAAAACTGATCACCTTCCTCATCGACTAATTTCTCTTTCAATGCTTGAGGTATAATAACATTTGGATTTGACCCTTTCAAGTTAATAAACGATAAATCATCTAAATTAGCGACTGATTCTGGTATACTTTTAATTTCCTTATTGTTTGGTAATGAAAGTATAGTTAACGAAGTTAATTGTGAAATTGATTCAGGTAGTGTTCTAACCATGTTATCTAATGTCAATGATTCCAAGTTTTTAAACTTAGAGATTGTATCAGGTACATCCAAAGCAATTGTTTCCCTTGAGGAGTTAATAATCTTAAGATTTATCAATGATTCAGGAGCTGCGTCAAATATTTCTTCGAAACCATAAAGAGCAATGAACTTACCCGTTGAGGAACCTGGGTAGTTAATGTCTAACTTCTGAGTTCCAGGTTTAACTAACCCTCTCATGAATTCAGGTTTAAATATTTCCTTTAGTTCAGGTGCTTTATTATTCAAAAAATTAACTAAGTCAATTCCGTGATCTTCTCTGTCCATAAATTGGTTTGATGGGAAATGGAATTGATATCTCTCTTCAGGAAGTCCTGTTCTTTTTCCAACCTTACCACCATCGTCCTGTGGGAATACAACATATAAAGGACCGTTTTTAATATATCCTTCAAAGAATGTTAAACCAGGTGCTGATGTACACCAATTGGATTCACCATTTCTAACATCTTTATAACCACCATAATAAATTGCAGCATCTTTTGATGATGCTGAGTTCCCTTCTATTTTAATTAAAATCCATTTATCACCTTCATAAATTATTTCTCCACCAGCATGTTTGAACCCCTCTCTTGTTTTTCTTGCTTCTTTCTTTTCTAACTCCTTCTGTTTTTTCTCAGGGAGTTTGAAATTTGTGAATATGTCTTGGAGTACAAGTGGAGTTAATTTATTGATGTCCCTTTGTTCCTGTGGTAAATATTGTTTTACTTTTTCATAGAACTCTAATTGTTCAGTCATTTTAAATAAATCCTCCAAGTATAATTCTCTGTAACTTCTGATAGCATCTTTAAATTCTTTGGATTGTGGATCCATGGCTTTTAATTCCTCAGTCATTGTTGGAGCCACAAAATGTTTTAACATCCATTGTGTAAATTTTCCAACTTTAACCGCTTCCATATCATCAATAGACGCACCTTCGATATCGAAATTTTCAGGTGCTTTAGTGTCAGGATCAGCAAATATAATTTGTTTTAATATATCAAAGGTCATGAAACCTTTAGCCTTTGGATTTTTCTCTAAAGCTTTTTGTGATGGTAAAACCATTTTGTCATATAAAACTTTAAACCTAGAATTTTCTACGATAAGTTTTTTAAGTACTGATGTAAATCTCATTTTTATTGTTTTTTTCTATATAAATATTATACTTTAACAAATTGTCCTTATCTTTGATTTCGATAAGGGCAAAAATAAATAATAATTCACAATTAAAATAGTTAATAACATGGAAACTCAAAAAAAATGTGGTTCTTGTAAGAAAAAACTTTCTAACACCCAAATTACAATGGCTATCTTGTCATTTTATATCTTATTCGCATCAATTTATGGCACAATTAAACTCATCAAAGATATTATCTCTATTTTCGGGTAAATTTAACATTTAAATAAATAATTAAATCACCATAACCATCTAATTTATAACCTTTAGATTTTATTCTAAGTGGTTTTGATGTGTCAATTTCTTTAGGTAATTTGACTGATAATACTCCTGCGGGGTGTGGTATTTCTAAATTATCTTTTTGTATTTGTTCTAAATCAAGATAAGCATGATATACTAAATCATTTTCACGTTTTTCAAAATTGTTTTCAGGATTGACAAATACTCTAATTACCAAATTACCATAAGTACCATTATGGTAATCACCTTTATTTTGAAGTCTGAAGAACTGCCCATCACCAGCACCATGTGGTATCCTGATTTTTATAGTTTCGATATTACTTGTTGTTGTATGTCCTTTACACGTCCCACAAACAGTTTTATAAACCATTCCTTGTCCTTTACAAACATTACAGGGTTGATGGAATACTTGGGTAAATAAACCATTACCCATCTTAACAACATTGAATCCGCTACCATTACAAGAAGCACAAGTTTGTTTTTCGCCACCTTGTCCTCCACATCCAGTACATCCAACCTTTCTTTCATAGACAATAGTTTTTTCAGGAGATAGATAGGATTCCAATGCTCCGAGATTAACATCAATTATTTTTTCAGGTGCTGATTGTTTTCTTTGTGTGTTAAATCCTCCATTGAAAAAGTCATTAAACAT